CGATCGGTGACCACCCCGACATCACCGACGAGCAGCGCGCCGAGCTTGCCACGTGGCTTGCGGCTGGCCCCGGCCGAGGGATCGACCTGAAATTCATCCGCCGCACCGTCGAGGTGCATGGCGCCGGGCACTATCTGGCCAACTACGAGAGCATCCGAGACGGGAAGATCGACCCGCTGGTGTTCGGCGGCGTGTCGCTCGACGAGGCCTCGTGCCTGCGCGGGTTCGGCGGCAGCAAGACCTTCCGCGAGTTCATGCGGCTGTTCGACGGCATGGGCTACAAGTTCGTCGCCACGGCCACGCCAAGCCCGAACGAATACATCGAGCTGCTGGCCTACTCGGCGTTCCTCGAGGTGATGGATATCGGGCAGGCGAAGACCCGGTTCTTCAAGCGGAATAGCGAGAAGGCCGACAGCCTGACCATCCACCGGCACAAGGAACGCGAGTTCTGGCTGTGGGTCGCGAGCTGGGGGCTGTTCGTCGAGCGGCCATCGGATCTCGGGTTCTCCGATGAGGGCTACGAGCTGCCCGGGCTCGATATCCACTGGCACGAGCTGCCGTCGAACCACCTGACCGCCGGTACCGAGAAATCGGGTCAGGGGCGGCTACTTAAGAATGCAGCAGCGTCGTTGAGCGACGCAGCGCGGGAGAAGCGTGAAAGCCTATCGGTGCGGGTGGCCAAGCTGATGGAGCTGCGGGCGCTCGACCCGGATGCGCACCGGGTGATCTGGCATGACCTCGAGGCCGAGCGTCACGCAATCGAGGCTGCGATCGGCGCCAGCGTCAAATCGGTATGGGGGTCGCAGGACCTCGACGAGCGCGAGAAGCGGCTGACCGACTTTGCCTATGGGCGGCTCGGCGAGCTTTCGACCAAGCCGGTGATCGCCGGCCAGGGCTGCAACTTCCAGCGCTACTGCCACTGGGAAGTGTTCCTCGGCATCGGCCACAAGTTCAACGACCTGATCCAGGCGATCCATCGCTGCTACCGATTCCTGCAGCGGCACCAAGTGCGGGTCGACCTGATCTACACGGAGGCCGAACGGCCGATCCGCGACAGCATCGAAGCCAAGTGGCGCCGCCACGACGAACAGCGGGCAATCATGACAGACATCATCCGGCAATACGGCCTCTCGGCCGTGGCCATGGCTTCGTCGCTGAAGCGTGGCATGGGGGTCGAGCGCGTCGAGGTGCGCGGCGATCTCTTTACGCTCGTCAATAACGACTGTGTCGACGAAGTGCGGCAGATGGCCGACGACTCGGTTGACCTGATCGTCACCTCGATCCCGTTCTCGACGCAGTACGAGTACAGCCCGAACTACGCGGACTTCGGCCACACCGACGACGACCGGCATTTCTGGTCGCAGATGGATTTCCTGATCCCCGAGCTGTTGCGCGTGCTGGCGCCGGGCCGCGTGGCGATGATCCACGTCAAGGACCGGATCGTGCCCGGGGGGCTGACTGGGCTGGGGTTCCAGACCGTATCGCCGTTCTCGGACGATTGTGTCGCGCGGTTCCGGCAGCACGGCTGGGCCTTCCTCAGCCGCGTCACCGTGACCACCGACGTGGTGCGCGAGAACAACCAGACCTATCGGCTCGGCTGGTCTGAGCAGTGCAAGGACGGCTCGCGCATGGGCAACGGGCTGCCCGAATATTGCCTCGTGTTCCGCAAGCCGCCTTCGGACAACTCGAACGGCTATGCCGACAAGCCGGTGAAGAAGGCCAAGCGCGCGTTCGAGGCTGGTAGCTGGTCCAATGACGGCTACTCGCGCGGCCGGTGGCAGCTCGATGCCCATGGCTTCCGCAAGTCGAGCGGCGACCGACTGCTGACGCCGGAGGAGCTGCGCGGGCTCGACGCCAATGTCATCTACAAGGTCTGGAAGCAATACGACCTGGGCGCGGTCTACGACATCGAGCGACACGTCTACCTCGCCGAAGGGCTGGAGGAGGCGAGCGGCCTGCCGAGCGACTTCATGCTGCTGCCGCCGCACTCGAACCATCCCGAGGTGTGGAGCGACGTGGCGCGCATGCTGTCGATGAACACCCTGCAGGCGCAGCAGGGGCGCGAGATGCACCTCTGCCCGCTCCAGTTCGACATCATCGACCGGGCGATCCGCCAGTACAGCGAGCCCGGGGAGACGGTGTTCGACCCGTTCGGCGGGGTGATGAGCGTGCCGTACCGCGCGCTGAAGCTCGGCAGGAAGGGCCGGGCCGTCGAACTCAACCCCAGCTACTTCCGCGACGGCTGCGCCCACGTGGCACGAATGGCCGAGGAGCTGGCCACGCCGGATTTGTTCGGGGTGCTCGGTATCGAGGAGACGGCTGATGCCTAAGGTCGATCATCGCCTCGCCAAACCCACTCCGCTCAGCCGCGACGAGATCGGGGAGCTGCGCAAGCGTCCCTCGTCGGCCCTCAGCAACGCGCGGATTTCGGCCGGGCAGATGGCCTGGCTGCTGAACCTCGCACTCGAACACATGGAGAAGGACGAATGAGCGTAATCGTGCATGGACCAATGGCCTGCGGAAAGACGCGCCACGCGGAGAAACTGCGCCAGCATTTTGGCCTGCGGCACATCCGAGACGGATGGTCACCGGGCGATCCTGTCGCGGCGGATACCCTGATGCTGACTGCTGCCGATGAGGTCCATGTCAGTGCTACGCGAAGGGGTGCGCGCGTCGTGAGCTTCGCACGAGCGATGGAGCAGATCGATGGCTGATCTGACCTTTGCGCGGCTACGCGAACATAACCTCCCTCGATGCCGGCGCTGGCACCCCGAAGGTGCGCCACCATGGTCCCTAGATGACTGGCTGCTGGCCTTGGGCGGCGAGGTGGGCGAGGCGCTAAACGTGGTCAAGAAGCTCAACCGCGATCGGGATGGCCTAGCAGGCAACACTCAGTCGCGCATTGAGCTGGTTGAGAGCCTCGGCACCGAGCTGGCCGACGTCGTGATCTATCTCGACATCTGCGTCGGCTGGGACTTCCCCAACCGGCCAGTGTTCCTTGAGAGCGACTTCGACGATCTGCGCGAGGACACCGAGTTCGCCATCAGGACCTATCCATCGAGCGTGAAGTCGCCCAGCCAGCTAGGCAACTGGCTGTTCAAGCGGGCCGGCCTAGACCCTGACGACAACGAGGACGGCCGCGCGTTCTGGGCGCGACAGATCTATCGCGCGGCTGACAATCTGGCGTGTCACTTCGGCATCGATCTGAAGTCGGCTGTCGTCGCCAAGTTCAACGCCACCAGCGAGCGTTTCGGATTTCCGGAGCGCCTCTAGCTGTGGCCCGTCGTGATGTCGTCTTGGCGTTCCATCGCCCTCGGTTCGAGCGGATGCTCAGGGATCTTCGGCTCGATCCCGGCTCGGTGCTGCCCGATGGCGACATGGCGCTGGTCGACGACATCACGCACCGCCGGCTGACCCCGCCCCTCAACAACCAGACGCTGGTCGAAGGCCTAGCCTCGGCCGTGAAGCTCGCAGCGCTGCTGCTGGAGGATGTGCCATGAAGGACTGGAACGAGCTGACCGAGGCCGAGAAAGTTGCAGCGCATGAGGCGAGGCTGAACAGCGGCCACACCTCGGTGGTGCGCTACGAAAAGCGGCTGCAGCTCCTCGCGCGCGCCGACGCGTTCGACGAGGCGATCAGCTTCCTCGCGGCGCACGGGTTCGCCGACGCCTCGGCCGCGCTCGAGGCGGCAGCGTTCGAGCGGGTGAGCTGATGCTAGTCGTCGGCTGCCGCATCGGCGGGCATCTTCATGACCTGAGCCACCAGGTCGCGCGCCTCTGCAACGAGGTGCGCCGGCTGGTTGGTTCGTTCAAGGTAACTCACGATCGAGCCGGCCTGCTCGATGAGCCACAGTGGCGCCCTGCCGTAGTGCCTGGCCTGGCGCACGCCGGCGCGAAAGCGGGACAGCTGCGCCTCGGGTTCGTTGCTCATGGCACCTCAGGCAGCGATGTCGGCGACCGAGATGACGAACTGCTTGCCCATGGCGCGCAGCCCGGCCTCGAGCGCCGGCAGCTTGGTGGCGTGGTAGGGGTCGAGCATGCGGCGGACCTCTGTTTCCGCCTTGCCGAGCTTGCCCGCAAGCGCAGTGCGCGTGGTGCCGGAAGCGCGGAAGGCCTCGATGAACGCGACTTTGGCTGCCGTGGCGGCGCCGATCGAAACCCAGCGGTAGGAGCCGCCAGCATCGGGGCGCTTCCGCGGCTCGGGCAGGGCCCGCATATCCTTGGTGTAGGTCAGGACCGTCACCTCGAGCGCGTCGATCGCGTTGGCGACCGCCTCGTCGAGGTTCTCGCCGGCCGTATTGGCCTCGGGAAAATCGGGGAAGGTGACGACGAAGCCCTCTCCATCTTCCTGGAACCGGGCAAGGTAGGACTGGTGCATGGTGTGGCCCTCCATGGCCATATGCAGCAGCGGCCGGGGCTAGAGCCCCAGCTGCTTGCGGATGATCTTTGCCATCAGTGGAGTGATTTCTCCACTCTTGATGACGCTGAACTGGCCAGCGAGGCGGACGACGCAGTGACCGCCCTTGCCGCGTGCCATGTCGACGACGAGATCGAGGCCGAGCGCTTTGGCTTCCTTGTTGAGTTCCCGGATGAACTGATCGCGCTTCATGTGACGCCCCTCGTTTCGACCTGTCCTTTGTCGCACAAAAATGTTCGAACAGCAAGGGAAATCGAACAAAAATGTTCGAACCCTAGGGTGGCGCAATGAGCTTGCCCGATGAACTTGCGGCCATCCGCGACGAGGCCATGCGCTGGAGCTGCGAGGGCTGGGCGATCCAGAACCGCTGGACGTTGAGCCCCGGCCGGGATCGATCGGGCCCGTGCCCGAAATGCGGCGGCAGCGATCGCTTCTCGATCAACACGGTCAAGGACGTGTTCAACTGCCGGCATTGCGGGATTTCCGGGCAGGGTGTCATCAAGCTGGTGATGCTGGTCGAGGACCTCGAATTCGTTGCGGCCTGCGAGCTGATCACCGGCAGGACGGCCAAGGCGCCGGTCGACCCCAAGAAGTGGGCGGAGGACCGCGCCGCGGCCGAGGCGAAAAAGAGGGAAGCCGCCCACATCGCTACGATCGAGCGCGAGAAGGCGCGGCAGGCCGGTTACATAATCTGGCAGAGTGGCTGGAAGCTACCGCCGGGCGGAATGGTCGACACGTACCTCAAGCGCCGAGCCCTCGACTTCAGTGGCCATCCGGCGATCCGCTCGCTGCACGACCTGCAGCTGAGGGAATACGACCGCCTTCAGTACGTGCACCCGGTCAAGGACGAGCTCGAAAACACGGTCTATCGCACTCTGCACACTGGCCCGGTGATGCTCGCGGCGATCACTATGCGCGACGGTCGGTTCGGGGCGGTGCACCAGACCTGGATCGACCTCGACCAGCCCAAGGGCAGGCTGCTGCTGCCGCTGCAGCCCGGCGACAAGAAGGCGCCGCCAACGAAGAAGATGCGCGGCACCAAACAGGGCGGCGCGATCCGGCTCTACACGCCTGAAAAGCCCCGACGCATCGTGATGGGCGAAGGAATCGAGACGACGCTCACAGCCCTCTGCCATGCCTATGAGCCGGAAACGGCCTATTGGGCTGGCGGCGACCTGCCGCACATGTCTGGCAGGGCCGCCCATGGCTCGGACGGCAAGCGGCTCGAGGCCGAGCCGGACATGAACGATGAAGACTGCTTCATCGCGCCGACCTGGTGCGAGGAGCTGGTGTTCCTCGGCGAGGCCGACGAACCGGGCAAGCACCAGGAGGCGAAGTGCCAACGCGGACTGCTGCGCTCGTGGAACCGCCGGCAGGAAGACAAGTGGCACGACCACTACCACGGCAACGTCAAAGACCTGACCACCATCTACGTGCCGCCCGCCGGCATCGTGCGGGAGACTAGCGACGCATGACCCTATCTGGCGGCACCGACCTCAACGACCTGGCGATGGGTAACCCGGCCGAGGCTGCAGCCCGCGTGCGCGCCGCCATGGCCAACGGCCGGGTCGTCGAGGGCGTGTTTCATGAACCTGACGACGAGGACGCCGACCGCAAAATTGCGGACGACGAGGCCTCGGCCGAGGCTCCGCCCCGCGACCCCTCCGACCCCGGGCCGGATGCTGACGGCATCCTCTCCGACTACGATGCGCCCGAGGATTACAGCGAGGCGAAGCGCATCGTGGCGCGGTTCTGCGCCGAGCTGGACCAGAACGATCGCGACAATGGTCGCCGCCTGGTCGCGTGGTTCGGCGAAAGGCTCTGCTACGTTACCGGCCTCGGCTGGCTGGTGTGGCGCAACACCCATTGGCTGCGCGACGAGGCGGAACTCGATGTGCGGTACCTGGCGCAGCAGGTGGTCGACTGCATCAAGCTCGAGGCGCTGGAAATCGTCGCCACCGAAAAGCAGAGATCCATTCTGCGCATGGCGGACAAGGCCCAGGCCAAGGACGAGGACGAGCGGACCGAAGCCGACAAGCTGCTGATGGGGAAGGCCGTCGCGGTGCGCAAGTCGATCGAGGCGAAGCGCGGCAAGCGCATGAACTGGGCCGTCACTTCGGGCAATGCCGGGAAGACCTCGGCAATGCTGGAGCAGGCGCGCAGCCTTAAGGCGGTGCCGATCGAGCGGCTCGATGGCGACAACATGCGCTTCAACGTCGCCAACGGGACGCTGATCTTCGGACGCGCGCCCGACCCGGAACGGCCCGATGACGATAGCCCGCGCAAGATCGGCACGGTGGAGTTCGTCACGCACGATCGGGCGGACTTCATCACCAAGGTTGCCGATGTCCGTTATGACGAGAAGGCGACCTGCCCGTTCTTCCTCAATGAGTTCCTGGCCAAGGTGCAGCCCGACCAGCGCATGCAGCTGTTCCTGCAGGTATCGACCGCCTATGCGCTGCTGGTCGGCGGCAATGACGAGCAGCGGCTGTTCTACCACTACGGCACCGGCGCCAACGGCAAGTCGGCGTTCCTCGAGCTCGTCGGCCGGATCGCCGGCTCCTATCGATCGATAGCCTCGCCGGACACGGTGACGGGCGATGGTCAGCGGCAGGGGCAGCAGGCGAACCCGGATATCGCCCGGCTGCACAACACGCGCCTGGTGACGATCGAGGAGCTGCCCAAGAACGTGCCGCTGCGTGAGGAGCTGATCAAGGCGCTGACCGGCGGCACGAAGATCCTCGCGCGCTTCCTAAACAAGGACTTCTTCGAGTTCATGCCGGTGTTCACGCCCATGCTTTCCGGCAACTCAAAGCCGGCGATTTCGGGCGCCGACTACGGCATCTGGCGGCGCGTGCTGCTGGTGCTGTGGGGCGTGACGATCCCGCCTGAGGAGCGCATGCACCCCTCGCTGCTCGCCGAACGGCTCGATGCCGAGCGGCCGGGCATCCTCAATTGGCTGATCGATGGGCTGATGCTCTACCTCAAGCACGGGCTCGAGCCATATGTGCCGGCCGAGGTGACCGCCTTCACCCAGGACTATCGCGAGGAGCGCGACAATGTCGGCGTGTTCGCCGAGGTGGCGCTGAAGCGCGAGGAAAACCACAACGAGAAGGCCGGGCCGGTCTACAAGGCCTATACCGACTGGTGCGAGGTCAACGGCCTTCGCGCCGCCTCGCATCGCAGCTTCGGCGATCGGCTGACCGAGCTGGGCTTCAAAAAGCGCCGCGGCAACTACTTCGTCTACCTCGACGTACGGCTCAATCCGACGGCCTCTAAGTTTGACGGTGTACCTGTTCCGCCCAGGGAGCCGGCCGGCGACCCGGGCTGGAAACCCTCGGACATGTGACGCGCCCGGTGAGGGGAGATAGTCCGCGCTTTCGCGCCGCCCCGCACCCCCTCCGGACAGACAGAGAAACGGAAGTCTCGACCCTCTCCGCGCTGCCGCGCGGCGATAGAGGGTCGAGAGAGTTAAGTGATAGTCGAATGCGAATGTCTGCGCGCCAATACAACAGCGAAATCAATACTTTGAAGATATTCTGAGACAGTCTGCGGGCTGTCTCTCGCGTATACGTAGAGGGGGGTGGGGGCGGTCTACTCGGAGCGCGGTTTTGAGCCTTTGGCGGTTCATGCATTACGGGTCGACTGTCTGCACCCTCTTCTCTCTCTCTAAGTCTCTACTGCTGTTCTGCTTTTTCCCGAGAGACAGTTGAGAGGGACTATCTGCAACCCTCTATGGAGCTGCTGATGCCAAAGTGGCGGGATAAGGACGGGGCAGAGCATGAGGATGATCGGCCGGCCGGCGCGATGCGCCGCATCAAGGCGCAGCGGCCAGCGCTGGCTTGGCCCAGCCGCCACCTCGCGGCGCTGCACTGGTATGCGGTGATGACGCGGGCCGGCACCGAGTTCGCCGTCGAGGCGCTGCTCGAGCGGCGCGGGTTCGTCGCACTGGTGCCGATGCACACCGAGTATCGGCGGGCGAACCGATATGCTCAGCGCAAGCATGAGGTGAGCTACCCAGTGGCGCCGCGCTATGTGCTGGTCGGGTTTACGCCCGAGCAGCTGCGTCGCGGCGGCGTGCCGCCCTGGCATCAGGTGTTCTCGATCACCATGGTGAGTTCGGTGGTGGGGCTGGGCGAGCAGCCCTGGCGGATGAAGGGCAAGGAGACGGCCGAGTTCGTCAAGGCGCACGGCAGCACCAGGGCGCCGGAGGTGTATAGCCACATGGGCATGCGCGCGCACCACGAGTTCAAGGCGGGCGACACTGTGCAGGTGGTCGAGGGCTCGCTCGCCGGGCTGACGGTCAAGGTGGCATCGATCGAGGGGAAGGCTGCCAAGGTGCTGCTGCCCCTGTTCGGGAAGGACGAGCAGGAGTTCCCGCTCGATGTCGCCCACCTGGAGCCGGTGGACGGGCAGTAGCACGGGGATTGACAGTTAGCCCGAAGCGCTTCAGCTTCACCCACGGATGATCCGTCGATCTGTCGCAGGCCGCTGACCTTCAGCGCGATACCCGAGCGGCAGGCGGACCCGGCCTCCTAGTTAGGCGACCGCCCGGATCATGTCCCAAGTTTGCAGCCCGCCCTGGCAACAGCGGCGGGCTTTGTTTTGCTATCTCGATGTGTGACCTCCAAGCCAAGCAGGGGGCTCGACCCTCCGCAAATTTGCGGTTGGCCGAGCCCTTGGGTCCTTCCTGGGGTCAAAAACTCATGTGGGGCGGCGAAGCGCTTGTGACGCGGCTGTTTCGGCCTTTGGCTCATGTGAGCTTTAGGTTGATGTTGTTTTTCAGAGAGATCGATGGATACCGGCGACAACGGCTTGCCCGCTGGCGTGGTCGATGCCGTCCTCAACCGCGGCGAACTCGCCCGGGCGCTCAACAAATCTGAACCGACGATCGATCGGTACATCGACGATGGCATGCCGTGCCTGGTCGAGGGCACCAACGGTCGGGCGTGGGAATTCCAGCTCTCTGCGTGCTGGACGTGGCTGCAGGATCGCGACCGTGCCGAGCAGGACAAGCGCTCGGTGGCCGAGACGGCAGTGCAGCAGATGCGCCTTGCCCTGATCGGCGGCAACGATGTCGCCGACGCGGATCGCGTCCTCAGCCCGAAGCAGCGGCAAGAGGCTTACGACGCGGAACGTGCCTTCATGCTCGCGGCCCTGCAGCGCGCCGACCTGGTGCGGCGCGGCGACGTCGTCGAGGCGTGGGAAGAGGTGTTCAAGATTTTCCGCGAGGAGATGACGGCATTTCCCGACCGCCTCGAGCGGGAGGTCGGGCTGACCGGCAAGGCGCTGATCATGGCGATCGAACTTTGCGACAACGTGTTGGCGCAGGCCGAGAAGCGTATCGGACTGCTGACGGGCGACGCGGCCTATAGGCAGGCCGCCGAGTGAGCGCCGAGCCTGACTACCGGCGCGACAGGGGTGTGTTGCCGCCATTCGCCAGCGTGCTCGGTTGCGTGGCGGAGGCGCTGCCGGCCCTGGCGCCGGCCCAGCGCATCACGGTGCCGGCCGCTGCGGCCAAGTACCGTGTCGTCGATGCGCCTGGCTATCGTGGCCCATGGCGCAACGAGGCAGCGCCGCAGATGGTCGAGCCGGCCGAGATGATGACGTCGCGGCGCTTCGAAGGCGTGATCTTCGCTGGTCCGGCGCGCACCCTGAAAACCGATGGCCTGGTGGTCAACGTCATCGCCCACCGGATCATGACGCAGCCGCGCGACCTGCGCGTCTTTCACATGAGCCGCGACACGGCGCGTGAGTTCTCGGCATCGACTATCGATAAGATGATCCGGACCTCACCGGCCATCCGGTCGCGTCTGGTGACCAACCGCCGGTCGGACAACATCTTCGACAAGCAGTTCGCCGGCGGCATGCGCCTGACGATCGCCTGGCCGGTGATCGCCCAGCTCTCGGCGGTGACGCTGCCGGACGTGCTGTTCACCGACTACGATCGCATGCCCGAGGACATCGATGGCGAGGGCGAGCCGTTCTCGCTTGGACGAAAGCGCACGGCGACGGTCGGCTCGACGGGCAAGGTGATGGCCGAGAGTTCTCCGGGCCGTCCGATCCTCGACGATGACTGGAAGCCCGGCTCTCCGCATGAGCCGCCGCCGACCACCGGTATCCTGAACCTCTACGGACAGGGGACGCGCGGTCGCCTCTATTGGCCGTGCCCGCATTGCGGCAAGCGCTTCGAACCGAAGTTCTCGCTGTTCCGCTGGCCTGAGGATGCGCCCGCAGTCGAGGCTGGCGAGCAGGTGCGGATGCTGTGCCCGCTGTGCGCCTTCCCGATCGCGCCCGAGTTGAAGGGCGAGCTGCTGCAGGAATCTGGCTGGTTGCACGAGGCGGCCGATGAAGGCCTCGGCGGTCACCTCGCCGGGCTGACCACGATCGACGGAAACGTCCGGCGCTCGACGCTGGCCAGCTACTGGATGTTCGGGCCTGCTGCTTCGTTCCAGACCTGGCCGAAGCTGGTCGCCGCGTACCTCCAGGCCGAGGAAGCCTATCGCCGCACCGGCGATGAGAAGGCGCTGCAGGTGACGGTGAACGTCGACCAGGGCGATGCATACCGGCCGCGCGCGATGGGCACCGCCAGCCTGCTGACCGAAAGCGAACTGAAGAAGCGGGCGGTCAAGGGCTACGAGCCCGACAGCAAGATCGTGCCTGCCAACACCCGGTTCATCACCGTGCAGGTTGACGTGCAGGCCAACCGGTTCGTGGTGCAGGCCGATAGCTGGGGGCCACTGCTAGAGCGGACGTTGGTCGATCGGTTCGAGCTGTTCCAGCCCGCCGATGCCGACGCGGAGCGCGCGCTCGATCCGGCCCGCTACCTCAAGGATTGGGACTGCCTGTTCGACCTGGCCGAGCGGCGGTACGAAGTCGACGGGACGGGGTACAGGTTGCGGCCTGCCTTTGTCGTCGTCGACAGCGGTGGCGCTCCCGGCGTTACCTCGAATGCCTACAAGTTCTGGAGGCGGGCGCGGCGCGACGGTCTCGGCCAGCGCATCATGCTGGTGCGCGGTAACCACGTGAAAAACGGGCTACCTGAGACGCAACGGCGTGCATTTGTCGCGTTCCCCGAGCGATCGACTGAGAACGGCAGGAAGACGCAGCTCGACGTGCCAGTGATCTGGGTCGGCACCGATGCGCTGAAGGATGAGATCAGCGCGGCGCTGACCCGCGATGAGATCGGCGAGGGATCGTACAATGTCCTCGACCGGGTCGACGAGCGCGTGTTCGCCGAGCTGGCGGCCGAGCGGCGGACCGACAAGGGCTGGGAGAAGCGGCCCGGCGTGCTGCGCAACGAGGCGCTCGACCTCGCGGTCTACGGCAAGGCCGTGGTGATCGTGAAGGGCGGTGAGAAGATCGACTGGAACAATCCGGTCGATTGGGCGCGACCGATGCCGGACAACGCCTATGCAGAAAAGATCGAAGGGTTCGTCGTGCCGGAAGGCGCGGCCGCTGTCGTCCCGCCAGTTGTGGCGCCGCAGGCTGTCCAGCCACGGCGCGACAACTGGTTGGGCGGTCGGCGCAGAGGGTATCTCGGGAGATAGGCATGGCCTGGTCGCAGACGGACATCGACGCGCTGAAAGCCGCCATGGCCAAAGGGGTAAGGCGCGTTCGCTATACGTCGGGTGAGGTCGAGTACCAGTCCGTCGACGACATGCGGAAGCTGCTTGCCGACATGGAGCGCGAGGTCAATCCCGATAACCACTCGTCGCGCCGCGTCGCGCGCTTCGTCGGTGGGTTCTAGCATGAAGGCCAACGCCCTCGATCGCGCCATCCTGTGGGTGAACCCGAAGGCTGGCGCCGCCCGGCTCGCCGCTCGTGCCCAGGCGACGATGCTGCAGTCGGCGTTCGACGGCGCATCGCCATCGCATCGCAACGCCAACCGGCGGTACCGGCCAGGCGACGCCAACAGCGCGGTGATGAGTGGCGCCAAGCGCCTACGCTATGCCGCTCGCGACCTTGAGCGCAACAATCCGCTGGCGGCGCGTGGCTTCAGCGTACTGACCAGCAACGTCATTGGCACCGGCATCATTCCCGCAGTCGCCGGCGTCCGTGGCGCTCGAACCCGCGATGCCCTGCAGGCGATCGTCAACAGCCATTGCGATACGCCGAACATCGACGCCGCCGGCCGGCAGAACCTCTACGGTCTTGAGGCTGTGGCCTTTCATGCAGCGGCGCGCGATGGCGCGTCGTTGATGGTGCGTCGGCGCGCCACTTCGTCCGAAGGCTTGCCACTTCCGTTTCAGGTTGCCGTGCTCGAGGCGGACTACTTCGACGAGCGGGTGCACGGCCAGCTCTCAAACGGCAATTACGCGATCGAGGGTATCGAGTTCAACTCGCGCGGGGCGGCGGTTCGCTATCACCTCTATGACCACCACCCAGGTGACGTGTCCCGCTTCGGCACTTTGAAGAGCACGGCATATCCGGCCGCAGATGTGGTGCATCTCTATCGCATCGATCGCCCCGGCCAAGCGCACGGCGTTTCCTGGCTGGCACCGGTAATGGTGCGGCTCGCCGACTTCGACGAAACCAAGGACGCCTACATCCTGCGGCAGAAGATCGCCGCGTGCTTCGCCGCCTTCGTCAAGAAGACCTCAGCGGCTGGGTCGCCGGAGAATGTCGGGGATCGCACCAGCGCGGGAAACCGCATCGAGACGGTCGAGCCGGGGATGATCGAGTTCCTCGAGCCCGGCGAGGACGTCACCTTTGGCACGCCGCCGGTGGTGCAGGATCTCGAGGCGTTCTTTCGCGTGAACGGCAGGGACATCGCGGTCGGCCTTGGCATGACCTACGAGGCGCTGACCGGCGACCTCAGCGGCGTCAACTTCTCGTCGGGTCGCATGGGGTGGCTCGAGTTCCATCGGAACATCGCCGGCTGGACCGAGCAGATGGTGCTGCCCCAGATGTGCAGCAAGATCGGCGAATGGATCCTCGACGGGCTCCGGCTGATGGCAGCCGTCCCCGCCGGCGTGATGATCGGGTGGACCCCGCCCCGGCGCGAGATGATCGATCCGGCGGCCGAACTGAAGGCCGCTGCCCAGGCGGCCAAGGACGGGCTTGGCACCCGGTCCCGCTGGCTGCGCAGCCAAGGTTACGACCCCGAGACGGTCGATGCCGAGCGCGCTGAAGAACTGGCTCGCGAGCTGAAGCTGGGCCTGTCCTACGACACGAATGTTTCGACCGCGGCCAAGGCCGCTCTCGCCCCGCCTGCGGACACAACCGCGCCGGGACAGCAGGAGACCTGATCCATGCATTGGCTGATCGTGAACGGCGAGCTCGTGCTCTACGGGTTCGTGGGCGAAGGCTATTGGGACACCGACTACTTCACGCCGCGTGACGTCCTCGACGCGCTGCTGCTGCTGAAGGGCGACATCACCGTTCGCATCAACTCCGGCGGCGGCGTCGCGATGGATGGCCTCGCCATCTACAACGCGCTGAAGCTGCACGATGGCAAGGTGACTGTGGTCGTCGACGCTGCAGCCGTGTCGGCGGCTAGCCTGATCGCGATGGCCGGCGACACGGTTCAGATGACCGCCGGGTCGCTGATGATGATCCACGATCCGAGCACGGTTGGCGTCGGCAATTCTGACGAACTGCAGGCCGCTGCCGATGTCCTCGACAAGATGGCGGACCAGTTCGCTTCGATCTACGCGGCGAAGGCCGGGATCACTGCTGAAGCCGCGCGCGAGATCATGAAAGCCGAGACCTGGTACACGGCCGACGAAGCCGTTGCCGCCGGTTTCGCCGACGAGGTCGCCTCGGTCGACGCCAAGGCCGTCGCGCTGTTCGACTATCGCCTCTACCCCAAATCCCCGACTTCGCTGACGGCGCTGGCTACGGCGTCGGCTTCTATGTTCCAGCCAAAAGCGGCAACCGCCGCGCAACCCCAGGAGAAAAGCATGACGCTCGAACAGCTGATTGCAATGCTTGCCGCGCGGTTCGGAAGCCCCGCGGCCGACGTGACCACGATGTGCAACCAGGCCATCGCCGCCGGTATCGAGCTTGCCGCCCTCACCGTGATGTTCAAGGACACGGCCACGCTGCAGGCCGCCAAGGACGCCGTGAAGGCCAAGGCCGCCGAGATGCTCGGCGCGGTGACGGCACCGGCGCCGGTCGCTGCGCCTGCGCCCGCCGTCACCACCATGTCCGCTGCCGACCTTCGCGATGTCTCGACCCGTGCCCTCGCTGGCGGGCTGGACCTTGCGACCGTCAACACCATCATGGCGCTGCCGAACAAGGAAGCCGCGTTCGCCGCCATCATCGACAAGGTCGCCGAGATGAAGGGTACCAACGCGCCGACCGCAACTGCCCAGGTGACCGAGGACGCGCGCGACAAGTTCCGCGAGGGCGCGTCGAAGGCTCTGCTGTTCAAGGAGCCGAAGACCCGCGCGCTCGGTGAGCGCAACGAGTTCTCGGGTCTCAGCCTCGTCGAGCTGGCGCGCGAAAGCCTGATGGTGGCCGGCCACAAGGACGCACGCCGGATGGACCGCATGGTCATGATCGGCACCGCGTTCACCGGCGGCGTCTTCATGTCGGGCGGGATGCACTCCACCTCCGACTTCGCCTTCATCCTGCAGAACGTCGCTGCGAAGTCGGCGCTCAAGGGTTACCAGGAGGCCGAAGAGACCTTCGACAAGTGGACGTCGGTCGGCTCCGCCTCCGACTTCAAGCCGATCAGCCGCGTCGACCTCGGCTTGTTCCCCAACCTCGACAAGGTCGAGGAAGGTGCCGAGTACAAGTATGGCAAGATCGGGGATCGCGGCGCCACCGTGGTGATCGCCACCTACGGCAAGATGATCGCCATCACCCGCCAGGCGATCATCAACGATGACCTGTCGATCCTCGGCAGCCTGCCGATCAAGATGGGCCGCGCGGCAAAGCGCACCGTGGGCAACCTCGTCTATGGCGTACTGACCGCCAACCCGAACATGCCCGATGGTAAGGCTCTGTTCCACGCCGACCACGGGAACCTCGGCACCGCTGCCGTCCCGTCCGAGACCAGCTGGCAGGCCGCGGTCAACGCCATGGGCCAGCAGAAGGACGCCGACGCCATCGCGACGGCGCTCAACATCCGGCCGAGGTACTTCCTCTCGGGCGCGTACGAGTTCACGGCCAAGCAGCTGCTGACCTCGACCGGCTCGCTGGAAAACAGCAAGAGCGCCGCAGTCGCCAACACCGTGCAGGGTCTGGTCGAGCCGATCACCGATCGCCGCATCACCGGCAACCAGTGGTTCATGGCGGCCGACCCGAACCAGTTCGATACCATCGAGGTGACCTACCTCGACGGCGTGCAGGAACCGGTGGTCGAGAGCAAGGACGGCTGGAACATCGACGGCACCGAACTGAAGGTCCGGCTCGATGCCGGCGTGAACCCGCTCGACTATCGCGGCCTGTTCAAGAACCCCGGCGCCTGATCGGCCGACGACGAGATGATGCTGCGAATGGGGCGCCTCGGTGGCGCCCCATTCGCTTTCCCGGCCCTGCATCAGGCCGTTTCAATCTCGGAGAGAGACATGAAGAACTTCATTCAGACGGGCCTTGTCATCGACATCGTCCTTGCCGCGAACATCGCTTCCGGCGCCGGCCTGCTGACTGGCCAGCTGTTCGGCGTTGCGGTCAAGGCGGGGGTGATCGGCGACACCATCGGCGTCCAGACGGAAGGGGTCTTCGACCTCACCTATGGTGTCGCCGCAACGGCTGCCGTCGGCGACCTGATCTATTGGGACGACACGGCCAAGACCGTGACAAAAACCTCGACCTCGAACAAGAAGATCGGCATCTGCGTCAAGGCGGCGGCCTCGGCCGATGCCACCATGCGCGTCAAGCTGGTCCCGACGATCTGATGCGTCGCGACCTGGTGGAGGCGGTGCTCGACGCCGCCTCCTTCGCCCTGTTCGAGGATGTTCTCTACACCCACGCGCCCGCTGGTCCTGCGCTGGTCAAGAAGGCGATCTCGGGTGTGGAGATCATTTCCGAGCGCTTCGAGATGCTCGGCCGGGACATGCGCGGCGCGACGCATACGACCCGGGTGCTGCTATCGAAGCTGCCGACGATCAGTATCGGCGACGGCCTCGACGATGGCGCGCAATATAGGGTGCTCGATCTCCAGCCGGTCGGCGACGGCAGGTTCGAGGTCGAGGCCAGCCTGCTGAAGCTTTAGACGCCGATGCGCCTCGAGGCCGCTCTGCTCGGCAATCTTGAAGAGGTGATGGCCGCCGAGCTAGACGCTGGCGCGCGTGCGGTCACCACCGGCACGCGGTCGACAGTCGATGTGGTGAAGAACCTGCTGCGGTCGCAGACCATGGCGGCGTTCGGGTCGCAGCAGTTGGCAAACACCTGGCGCGGCGTTGCCTATCCGAAGGGTGGCAAGGTCAGCCTTGGCGCCGCGGGCACGGTGTTCTCGAATGCGCCGCACATCGTCGAGGCGTTCAGCGCTTCGACCACGATCCGCAGCAAGTCGGGTTTCTTCCTCGCCATCCCTTCGCCTGAGGCGATGACGATGCGCGGTAGTCGAAAGGAACGACCGACGCCGGACAGCGTCGAGCGCCGGCTCGGGCTCAAGCTGCAGTTCGTCTATCGCCCTGGCAAGGCCTCGCTGTTGGTGGCGGACCTTCGGCGCCGGACCGGCAAGCGTGGCGGGTTTGCCGCGCCTTCGGCGCGCACCCGCACCACGGAATCGGTGGTGCTGTTCTTTCTCGTGCCGTTCGTCCGGTTGAAGCAGGTCTTCGACATGGAGGCGACGGAGAGCCGTGCGCTGGACGACCTCGCGCGCAACATCCTGGCGGAGTGGAACCGTGACCGTTCTTAAGCGCGAACAGATCCTCGCCGCCCTGGCGATCGCGCTCGGCAACATGCCGCGCAACATCCCGCTCGGCGACATCAGGCCGACGATGCCACACAAGGCGCTGCACGATGGCGACGCCGAGCTGGTCGAGGAGTTTATCAATCCGCCGGTCTACGAGTGGACCATTCGGCCGGTGATGTTCTTCGTCGTCGCCTGGCCGGAACAGACCTCGCCGGACGCCGCGCTTGCCGCATTGATCGAGGCCGCAGCGACAACACTCGACGGCATCGTTGACCAGCTTGGCGGGCTGGTGACGGACATCCGGCCACAGGCCCCCAACTTCGCGCCGCAGTCCCTCTGGGGCGCGGCGAACATGAAGGGCGCAGAGGTGGCCGTCGAAATCGACTACTGGTCCGAGAGTTCGCTCGGCTAACCCTTACCCCATCGGAGAACCGCTATGGCCAAGCCGCGCGCGCAGGGCGCCGACGTCGTTACGCTCATTGCCAAGGAATCTGTCTACGGCACGCCGCCTGCCGGCAACTGGCGCCGCATGCCGTTGCGCTCGGACGATGTTAGCGCCGCGCAGGGGCTCGAGGATGATCCGACCTGGAACCTGCCGACCGCCGACGACGGCGATCCGTCGTCAGCGGCCATGACCGTAGCCGGCGACATGGTGTTCCCGATGGACGTGCGCGGCCTCGGCGTGTTGATGACCATGGCGCTCGGTGCGTCGACGGTCGTCGAGACGACGCCGGATGTGCTCTGGACCCATACCTGGAAGTCGGGGGGCGACCTCTTCACCTATTCGAAGCAGGTCGGCCATCCGAAGCTGACGACGCCGAAGTATCGTACCCAAGCGGGGCTGAAGTCGAACGGATTCAGCTTCCCGATGGCGCGGAACGGCCGGGCGCTGCTCACCATGCCGTTCATCGCCCAGGGCGAAATCAAGGACGTCGCCAGCCGAGACCCCACCCCCGATGCCTACGCGTACCTGCCGTTCGACAACGCGACGGGCGGAGTGAAGATCGACGGGGTGGTGCTCGCCAGCCTTACCGGCATGCAACTGAACTTCTCGAACTCACTCGAAGCCGTCGAGACGATCCGCGAAGACATGAAGATCGATGGTGCCGACGAGACGCGCCGCACCTGCTCCGGAACCGCAAATTTGCGGTTCGGCAGCGACGAGACGATCGACGACCTGGTTGACGACAAAACGCCGTGCGAGCTGACATTCTCGTTCAAGCTGCAGGCTCAGCCGACCTGGACGTTCATCGTCACCCTGCACCGTGTGTTCTTCGAAAAGACCAAGCAGTCGATCGGCGGTCCGGGCGGCATCGAACAGCCAACGGCGTTCCGCGCTGCCTACGACGAGACAGCCGGCTGCATGATGACGGTGACGCTCGCCAACGACGTCGAAACCTACAACTAGGACTGGCTCGGCATGTTGAAGCTCTACAAGCCAAGCGCTCCCAGGTGGGTGGAGTTGCCGGCCGGCGGCGCGCTGTTGTGCGTGCCGGTCTCCACGCCGTTGGCCTATGCCGCTCGGGCGCGAGCCGATGCACTGCTGGTTGAACTGCAGTCGGCTGGCGAGGTGGTGACGAAGGCTGGCGGACACATCGTCGATGTACCGGACCTCAGCACACCAGAAGGGCTCGCCGGCACCCGGCAGTCGTTGTTCGTAGTGTCGCTCGCCGAGCTGGCGGCCACCGACTGGCGTGGCGTTGGTGACGACGATGGTGCGCCGCTGAAGTTCGATGCTGGCCACATGGCAGGGCTGATGGCTCATCCCGGCGTCGCCGACGCGTTTCAGGCGGACTACCTCAGCCCGGTCTACTCGGTGATATCCGAGGGAAACGCCTAACGGCCCTTGCCGATTGGCACTTTGGCAAGGGCCGGGGCCGAACCTACTGCGACGGGTGCGAGGCGGCTGGAGCCGCCTGCGCCACCACCACACCCAAGGACTGCGTCTACCACCAACAGGCCCGCGACCGGACGCCGGTCGCATGGCCTGGTCGCTGTTCCTTGACGACGCATGGCGAGTGCGGGTGCTCGGCATGGGCTTCGTCGCCGGCGTCGATACGAGCCGCGCCGAGGCGCGGCTCGAAGCGGCCGGCGTCGATCGGGAGGTCGCAGAGGATCTCCTGTCGGCCTGCGAGCTGGGATTCTTCACCGCGGCGAATGAGAAGGACGATGTCGATGGCGCCAAAGAGTAGGGAAGTCGGCATCCGTCTCAGCGTCAAGGATGCCGAGGTGGCCAAGCGCGCCCTTGCTGCCTTCGGTACGGATGGGCAGGCCGCCCTGAAGCGGATCGAGAATGCGGGCAAGCCGGCCTCAGTGTCACTGCACGCGCTGAACGCGGCGACGGGTGGCGCCCGGGCCGCGATCAGCGGGTTCGTCTCCGGTGCTGTTGCGGGCATCGTGCCGATCCTGAGTTTGTCGGCGGCGATCAGCAGTACTCGGGCGGCGCTCGAGAAGTTCGGAGCGATTGCTGACCAGTCGAAACGGTCGGGGCTAGACACCGAGTTCTTCCAGGGTATCGCGCAGCAGGCGAAGCTTGCGGGCATCGAGGTCGGAACGACGGCCGCCGCACTTGCAACCTTCGCGCAGAACTCCGGCCTCGCCGCTGAAGGCCGAGGCCGGATGGTCACCACGCTCAAGGCGCTCAATCCTGAGCTGCTGCGCAACATCCAGCTGGCGACCACGCAGGAGGAGCGGGTTCGGCTCGCAGCCGATGCGATCAACGCCGCCACCTCGGCTGCCGAGAAGGCGGCGCTCTCGGGCGCCCTGTTCCAGAACAAGGACCTCGCTGCCGCATTCGAGGGTGGCGCGGCTGCCCTCGATGACTTCGTGCGCAAGGGACGTGAACTGGGGCTGATCGTCGATCGGGACGTCATCGCTCGCGCCGACGAGCTGGGAGACTCGCTCGATACGGCGTCAGAGATCATCGACAACAACCTGAAGCAGGCATTGCTGAACCTCGCGCCGGGGCTCGCCAACTTCGCCGGCTGGGTTGCGATCATTTCCGCCAACATCCGCGACATGGTGGATGCGACCAAGGCCCTCGAAGATCGCTCGAGTGCAACGCTCAACAACCAGTTGCGCGATCTCGGCATCGCCGACGTCGGGCTGGAGAACCGCGCGATCGACGTGCAGGGTCGGCTCAACAATCCGAGCCTGCTCGATCAGTTGAACCGCGGCGCGCTCGAAGCCGAGCTTGCAAAGATCAAGGCGGAGCGCGAGGCCAACCAGGCGCAGCAGAAGGCGATCCTCGACCAGCTCGCGACGCGGACACCCGTCGAACCCGTGGTGCCGCTCGACACGCCCGACCTGCCGACGTCCGACGAGGCGAAGGCGGCGATCAAGGAAGCCGAGGCGCTAACCAAGCGACTGCGGACCGCGACCGAGGAATATGCCGCGACGATCGCCGACCTCGGCCAGAAGCAAGCGGCGGGGCTGATCTCGCAGGAAACCTACAACCGGGCCGCCGGCGAGGCGGCGCTGAAGTTTGCTGCGGCAGCCGATGGCAGCGACGCCTACGCCGAGGCGCTCGCGCGCCTCGACCAGGCGAAGGCGGCCGGCATCATCACCGAAAAGCAGTACACCGATGCCGTGGAGAGCCTGACCAAGCGGCGGCTGATCGCGCAGAACGATTGGGTTGCCGGTGTGCAACTGGGGCTGATGCAGATCGCCGATGGCGCCGACGAGGTGACCAGTTCAGTAGCGCAGGCAGTGAGCGGCTGGGCCGAGAGCCTTGGCACTCAGGTCGGCGACGTGTTCCGCACCGGCAAGTTCGCCTGGCAGGATTTGGTGAAGACCATGCTGGCTGACATAGCGAAGCTCGCGACGCAGCAGTTCATCACCAAGCCCCTGGCAGGGCTTCTCGGCAGCGTGTTTGGCGGGCTGCTCGGTGGTGGCGGCGGGCTCACACCGCAGCCAGTCACCAATATCGGTTTCGGCAGCTACGGCAGTTTCGACACCGGCGGCTGGACAGGCGACGGCAACCCTGCCGATCCGGCAGGCATGGTTCACCGCAAAGAGTTCGTGGTGAAGGCTGGCCCCGCCGCCCGGTACCGCAGCGCACTAGAGGCCATCAACGAGGGGCGGTCCCTTGCGGGCGGCGGCGCTATCACGTTGGCGCCAACTTACAATGTCGACGGCTCCAGCCTGTCGCCGGGGCAACTGCTCGCCGTGCTCGACCAGCACAGCTCGATGCTGCTCGACCGTGTGTCGGGGATCGTAAAACGTGACGTGAAGAACGGGGTGTTCAATTGAGCTTTCCGAGCGGCCTGCTGTCGATCGACTTCGCCCCGTTCTTCCCGGTCGAGGAAGCGCGCGACGATGGCGGCAACGTGTGGGAGACGCGCGATGCCGACGCCTATTGGCAGGGCCGCGGCACCACCGGTAAGCTCAATTTCGACCGGCTGCAGGACTGGGATGGCTTCATGCTCGACGCCATGCTCAATCGCAGGGTGATCGAGTTTATCGATCCGATCTACCGCTTCCCTGCCCATTACAGGAACTCGCCTCTGCCGGGCGGCTTCAGTGGGACCGGCCAGGTGGCAAGCCTGCTCGATCCGTTGAACCCCGCAGTGCAGGGCTTGCCGGTGGGCATGGTGTTGAAACGCGGCGACCGGATCGGCTTTGCCGACAGCAACAACAAGACCTGCCACGTCATCACCGCCAACCTGGTGGTGAGCACTAATGTGGCGCAGCCGATCCCCGTCGTGCCGCCGGTGCTGCCGAATGTGTTCGGCCCTGGCGATGAGGTGATGCTTGTCGACCCGGTGCTGCGATTGAACATCGAGCCGAACAGCTGGTCGGCGCCTCGACGGGCTCGACAGGACACGGTCGGCACGTTCTCGGTGATCGAGGCGAGTATCGTCACGTGAAGAACTACGGTGCCGAGATCGAGGCGCAGCTCGCAGCCGGCAGGCTTCGCCGCCGCCTCGCCGTCCGCTTCGACCTTCCATCCGGGCAATATGGCTTCATCACCGGCTTTCGCGGCAACATCACCCACGAGGGAACGCTCTACGTGGGGTCCGGCGGTCTGATCGAGATCACCCAGCCCGAAGCCAAGATGTCGGCTGAGGCGACTGAGGTGACCGTCTCGCTGGCTTCGCATCGCCGGATCAATGGCGAGGTGGTGCAGCTGTTCGAGCCGCACCTGCTCGACACGATCGAGGACGAAGTCTGGTTCATGCAGCCGGCCGTGGTGCAGCGGTTCTGGTTCAACGCCGGCCGGCAGCTCGAGGACGTGGAGCAGCTGCACCTGCGGGCGATCTTCTCGATCGAGCACAAGAAAGCACGGACCGGCCGCCGGATTGAAGGGCGGCTAATGGCGCCATCGGCGTTCGCCAAGGTGTTCGAGGCGAAGCCGAACGGGCCCGACCTGCAGAAGCAGATCGACCCGACCGACACGAGCTATGACGACATCCTGACGGCGCTAAGCGACCCGATCTACTGGGGTCGCGAAGACCCCAAGGCCAAATCCGGCAAGAGGTAGACCCCGTGACCGACGTGACGAAACCGACCCGGCTTCGGGGCTGGGAGCTGGCGCTTGCCGACGTGGTGGCGAACCATGCCGGCCTGCCTTTCGAATGGGGGCGCTCCGACTGCCTGACGCTGGTCGCCGATGTGGCGCTCGCCCTCACCGGCGATGACCCGTTGGCGACCTTCCGGGGGCGCTACACGACCGCACGAGGTGCCAAGCGCCTGATGACGGGCGCGGGCTTTACTGGCCTGCCTGAGGCCCTTGCCGGCTCGTTCGAGGAGGTGGCGCCGGCGATGGCGCGCCGCGGCGATTGCGGCCTGGTGGAAACGATGGTGCGCGGCAAGGTGGTGCTGGCGGCGGTTGTTGTGACGGGGCCCAACGTAGTGGGCAAATCCGCGCCCTCTCGCAAGGGCGGTACCGGGCTGACGACGCTCGGCCGCGACCGGTTGGTTCGCGCTTACCGGATCGGGTGGTAGCCGATGCCTGCAGTTGCCGCTGCCATCCCTGGAGTTCTGATCAACCTCGCCATCGGCGCGGCTGTCAATGTCGGGGTCGGGCTGATCTCGAATGCCATCTTCGGATCGGGCGACCCGACGCGTACCAGCCGCGGTGTGGAGCGCGAGCCGCGTGCCGGCGTCAACCAGCCAGTGCGGGTTATCTTCGGCGAGCGGGCGACCCCTGGCCGGTTCTGGCACCAGAACTCGTACGGCAACGACAACGAGTATCTGCAGCTCGTCTTCGAATGCGGCCGGACCGAATACGACAGCATGGTCGGCATCCTTGCCAACGGGAAGGCAAGGACGCTCTCCGGGTCCAACGCCAACCCGCGCGGTCGGGTGATCGATGAGTACACCAGGGGCGGCGTGCCGCATGCCTGGGTGAAGTACTATACCGGTGCCCCGGGACAACTGGCCGACCCCGAGCTCGTGGCGCGCGCTGACCCGCCGGGCCGTTGGCCCGCGACCAAGAAGATGACCGGTACGGCCTACGCGATCGTGACGGTGCGCTACAACGAGGAGGTGTTCGAGGAAGGGCTGCCCGAGTGGCAGTTCGTCTGGCGCGGAGCGAAGTTCTACGACCGGCGCAAGGACTCGACGCAGCCGGGTGGCTCTGGGTCACATCGGTGGGGTCAGCCCGAAACCTACGAGTGGACGAAGAACCCGGCCGTTATGCTCGACAATTTCCGGCGCGGCCTGTGGATCAACGGCGTGCGGGTGCTGGGCATAGGTGTGGGCGAGAGCGCTTGCCACCACGCGCGCTTTGTTGCCGCTGCCAACCTCTGCGACGAGACCGTATTCTACGAGGACACCGGCAGGAGCCTGCCGCGCTACAGCTTCAGCGGTGAGATCAGCGATGCTGAGGATCAGATCTCGGTGGTGCGCATGTTCGAGACCGCCATGGCCGGCTACGGCGCTGAGTTCGGCGGCGCCTACGGGCCGCTGCCGGCGCAGACGATGATCCCGGTGATGACGCTGACGGACAAGGACCGGGTGACCGGCGAGGACGTGAGCGAGCGGACCCGGCTCGACCCGACCGAAACCAAGACTGCCTATAACGGCATGTTCGTCTCGCCAGAAAATGGCTGGGTCGAAAAGGAGTATGGCCTCCGCAAGGATACGGCCATCGAGTTCCTTGAGGGCGGGCGCCGGCAGGGGAAGCTCGACCTGGAGTTCATCATCGAGCAGGAGACGGCCGGCTGCGTCGCCGAGATTTTCCGGCGCCGTGATCGCTACTCGGCGACCGAGGTGGCTGTGTACGGGCCGAAGGCCGCGAAGCTCGAGCCGGGCGATGTGGTGACCCGGGTGAGCGAGCTGTTCGGCACTGTGCCGATGATGGTCTGGGGCATCAAGGAGCTTCCGGGCGCGAAGTATCAGATCACCTTGCGGGGCTGGCACAACTCCATTGTGCCGACGACGACGGCCGGATTCCTGCCGCTGCTACCCACGCCCATAGCTGCGCCGGTACCGGCTCGGCCGATTACGGTCAGCGGGTTGCTGGCGGTGGCGGCAACGCAGACCTCGGGCCCGAACACGGTGCCGGCGATCCGTGTCACCTGGACGCCGATCACCGATCGCACCGTCGACCGGGTGATCATCAAGTATTGGCGGGATGGCGACCCCGACGATGCGCGATACCTGTCGGTCGACGAGCCTGGCGCCGGCATCGCGGTCATCGAGAACCCGGTGCCCGAGGCGGCTTATACGCTCGCTGCGACCATTGCCACGACGCCCCCCCGCACCACCATTTGGTCGGCGGAGCGATCGGTCACCACCGGGCCGCTGACCGTCGCCGCTGTGCCGGGTCCCGGCAGCGTCGATTACGCGGCGCTCGGGGCCGAAGTACAGCATTCGCTGATGTGGATCAGCTCGGGCGTGCGTTCGGCGCTTGAGGCGTTCAAGCACATGGGGTCGCTTATCGGCGAGCAGGACCTCGAGAACTACGAGCAGCGGCAGCAGCTGCGGCGGGAGATCGGCGTTCGGCTGGATGAAGTCGAGGCGAGCTTCACCGAGGTGATCGAGGTGGCGCTCGGGCCCGGCGGAGCAATCGCCACGGCGTTGTCGTCACTCTATGCGGCGATGGGCGGCAATGACTCTCAGGTCAACGTGCGCTGGGAGGCCGTCGCTGCGCCGACTGGCTACGCCGCGCGATATGCCGTCACGGCAGAGGTCAACGACGGCAGTCGTCGGGCCGCCTCCTTCATGATCGACGTGCCCGTCAATCCAGCCCTTCGCACTAGGGTCGTGCTGGCGGGTGGGGAGATCGTTCTCGCCACAGGTGATGACCCGAATGACCTGAAGGTCGCGCTGGTGGTCGAGGACGGCGAGATCAAGTTTGCCGGCGCCCGGGCGGGCCGCATCACTTCAGCCGATGGGACGTCGATGGTCATGGACTTCGACGACCCCGAAATCTACATGGAAGCCTAGTCGATGGCGAAGATCTGCTTCCGGGCCCACAACGGGAAGGTAGCCATCTGGGTGAAACCGCCGAGCGGTGACCCGCTGGCGCCATTCAATGATCCGTTGAACAACCTGCAATACGTGCGGTTTCACTCGGATTTTCAGTACCTGTCGGACGCAATCATCGGGCTGGGTCGGACGGTGAACCATACGTCAGTCGCCGGCGTCACCGGCACCGGCTTTACGGTGTCGGCCGGCGGCTCATCCTCTGGCGCGACGCAGGCGGCCAACGGTCAGGTCGTGACCGCCACCTACGACCTCTACACCCATAACCTGGGCTACGTGCCGCTGTTCTTCGTCGTCTACAATGGCGAGATCATTTCGGGCTGCAACGTCGTCCAGGAAGATACCGAGTACCGAAGCCGGACGGTTTCAGTGTTCGCCACCACGACAAAGATCAGGCTCAAGGATGTGGGCTACTCGAGCGCCAACAGCTTGGGTGCGGTCAGCCGCTCCTACGATGTCTACATCTTCAAGAACACGGCCCCGGATATGTCCAAGCCGCTCTTCCGAGCGAAGCCTGGGCTCTCCTCCGAGGCGGTCGTTATGGGGCACGGCAAGATCACCAGCGATCAGCGGGTGATCCGCCGCGCCGCCTCTGGTGAAGCGCTGCTGTACTTCCCGCTCGATCGCGTCGCCGACATTGGGAACGGCGCGATCCGCACGATCTCGCCGATCTCTGGCGTTCACAACGTCGGTAAGTACCTGGGGCACTTCTTCTCGACCAAGGTCATTCCGGTAACATTGTAGGGGGCCATGGTCACCAAGTATCAACACTCCAACGAGCGACTGCTCGTTGAGGAGGATGGCGTTGTCGTCTTCGACACCGACCTGTTCCCCGTCCAGTTGTTCCCCTCGTCCGAGGTGATCAGCATCACCGGCAAGACGATCACCTGGCCGGACTTCGTCAAGGGCAATGCCTACGGCTTTGCTCAGGGGATGAGCGGCGGCTCCCTGGTTGGATCGTGCCATAGCTATGCCGGTATCCCCGGACAGAACTGGGGGTCGCCGGATGCCACTCCGCCGCCGGCGAGTGGCTATGAACTGAACGACGAAATTATCGGGGTGGCGCCGCCTGGGACCGATCTCCTCTACGTTCGCGTGAAGCTGACCCGGACGAATGCGCCGGACCAGATCAACGGCGTCAGCATTCCCGTGCTGTTCGAAGAAGGCCAGTGGGTCACCTGTGTCGGCGGCTCGCTCCCCGTCGAGCGCCTCTTTCCGATCGCCCGCTACATGGAGATTGTGCTGCGCCGCGACGCCAATGGCGAGATCGACCCAAATGTTGATGGGACCGTTGACATTCTGCTGCGTCGCAAGCAGTCCGCGGACTCCAGATCGTACTCGTTCTATCGCTTCGGCGGCGACACACAGAACTCCGGCTGGACCGCTGGAGGAACCGGCGGGGCCTTCAACTATCCAGTGTTCTCGCTGCAGGCAAAGGGACCCGTGGTCGACCCGACTGGCGTCGGCGGCCGTCAGGCACGCGGCGGGTCGGATCAGTGCTCGCTGATCGATGTCTCAGACTACTCCACGACCCTCACTGGTGACATCGAGGTCATCCCCGGTTGCTCGCTGATCACCCCGCAGGACGCGACAGGCGGCGACAGCAAGGCTTACATCTACCTCGAGACACGGCAGGAATTCGCCAACCTCGCAAGCTATTCCCTCCCGGATTTCCAGTTTGGGCCCGCAAATCCCGAGCGCTACATCTACTTCGCGCTCTTCATCGGCAACTGGCAGGACGGTACTCAACGGGACATCTCGGGAGCGAGTATCACCGACATCAATGGAACGGTCATCCCCGCGACTCTCATAGCAAAGAGACGCACTTTCTTTGGTGGCGGGACGACGCAGCGAAATCTCTGCGCGGCGATATTCGCGGCCCACGTGCCGGACGGGGTCACCGGCACTATCAATGTCTCCTACACCGGCACTGCCTGGCAGCTGCAGCTTGCAGCCTGGGCTGGGTACAACATGGACAACCCGCTCACCCCCGTATCCGTCGTTCAGAGCAGCGATGTCTACGGAGGCACAAGCGGGGCGTCGATGGCGACAGGGGCGGGCGGCTTTGTGATCGGTCACTACGGTATCCGAGGCGGCGGCGATCTCTACACTGAGGGCTTCTTGGAGTGGGAAAACTACTTCAAGCGTCCAGCCTATTTCGACGGAAGCGCCAACTTCAGTCCCGTTGGCGGCTTCGGCGATAACCCGACCACCGGTGCGAATATTCGTGCGCGCTGCCGGTACAAGCCGGGTGATCCGGACAGCACGGCGGATGCCGGCGCGGACTTCGTTTGGGTCGCCGCGGCCTTCGCTTAGCCAGTTCTCTAACATTCGGAGGCTTCTTTGCCCCTTCCGACCTACTACGACACCGGCTCCGCGGCGGTGAACGCCGGCGGCCTGACTGTCACCGGCACCGGCACTGGCTGGGGCACCGACAGCTTCGGCCTGCCGGTAATCGCGGCCGGCGACTTCTTCATGGATCCCGCGCAGCCCGAGATCCCGCCGCAGCGCATCGCCTCGGTGACGGACGCGACGCACCTGGTGCTGGCTCGGCCATGGCCCGGCGCCAACGTCTCGGGCCCGTACGAGGTGCAGTTCGTCGGGGACATCGTGCGCTCGACGGCGCAGACCCGCCGCATGCTCGAGGGGCTGACCTATGGCCTGCTGTTCGAGTGGATCATCGCCCTCAGCCATGAGGATGGGGTGATCAGCGGGCAGATCGGCGTCATCAAGGTCCCGATCCCCCGCAACATTCAGGTGCAGGGGATTTCGGCATACCTCAACGACCCTTCCGACAGCGGCAACGTCGTCCTCGACCTCAACCTCGATGACGCCTCGGTGCTCTCGACCAAGCTCACCATCAACCAGGGCGAGCACTCGAGCGAGGCGGTCGGCACAACTCCGTACGTCCTGACCGAGGACGAATGGGACAAGGGGCAAGTCCTCTCCGTCGACTTCGACACCGCCGGCAGCAACGCCGCCGGCATCAAGCTCACCATCATCGGCCAGCGCCGCAACTAGCAGGAGATATCCATGCCGGCATCTACCCTCACGCTCTTTCAGGACTTCAAGGAGCAGCTCGCCAAGGGCAAGCACGACCTCAGCGGTCACAGCTTCAAGGTCTGCCTGAGCAACACCGCGCCGAGCGCATCCGCCAATACCGTGCTCGCCGACATCACCCAGATCGCGGCCGGCAACGGCTATGTGTCGGGCGGCTTTGATCTCGATAGCGAGACGCTGTCCGAGACCGGCGGTGTCGCGAAATGGACGATCGCCGACGAGGTGATCACCGCGGCCGGCGGTTCGATGGCGGCGTTCCGATACGCAGTGGTCTACAACGATACCCAGTCCACACCCGCGAAGCCCTTGGTTGGCTTCTACGACTATGGCTCGTCGGTGACGCTGGGGGACGGCGAGAGCCTTACCCTCGACTTCGACGGTACCAACGGCGTGCTGACCATCACCTGACGGGAACCGACGATGCTGCTGACCAACCCCTTCCTCTACCGGAAGACGTTGCGCCTCGAGGCGACGCCCAAGGCGATCTCGGTAGTGCCGAACTCCGCACGGTTGCTGCATCGTCGACGTATCGCGGCGCAGCCGGCCGGCGTCATCTTGGCGCCGTCAGCGGCGGGACTGTCTCGTACCCGCGTGCTGCTAGCTCAGCCGGTGGCGATTTCGCTCGCTGGTACGGCTTCGCTGAAACGGCAACTGCTGCTGAAATGCTTGCCGGCCACGGTCAGCCTCACCACAACTGAGGCCATCCTGCAGCGCACGCGGCTGGCGGGCTTTATCAAGGCCGAAATCACCATCGAGCCGCAGCCCGCGCGGCTGTTGCGGAACCTGGTGCTGAAGTGCCAGCCGGCCTCGATAGACCTGACGCCGAACTCGGCCAATTTCCTCAAGGTGTTGGGCTCGATCGAGGCGCAACCTCAGGCCATTGCCATCGACGGACGCGCGGCCGACCTTCGCGCGAGCCGGCTGCTTGTGGCGGCGCCTGCTACAATCGGCGTGACGCCTCGACCGGCGCAACTGCTGCGGACGTATCCGCTATCGGCCCAACCTGTGGGGCTGGCGCTCTTGCCACGGCCGGCGATCCTGCGGATGTCGCGCGTACTGAAGGCGGTAAAGCAGGATATTGCGATCGCTCCGAAACCGGCAGATCTCACTAGAAACGGCGATCCGTACTTTCATTTGGTTCAGCTGTTGCTTCATGGCGATGGCGCCGACGGTTCGACCACCTTCACCGACAACTCATCCTTCGCCCGGACACTGACGCCTGCTGGCAACGCTCAGATCGACACCGCGCAATCACGATTCGGTGGCGCGTCGATGTTGTTCGACGGCACAGGCGACTACGTCATCTGCGATGATCAGGTTGCGGCGATCGGCACTGGCGACGTGACCATCGAGTATTGGGTTCGATGGAACAACGTGACGACGCTAAACCAATGCCAGTTTGATACGCGCTCGGTTGGTAGTGCAAACGAGCCATTGATCGCTACTTCGTTGAGCAGTGGGACGACACTGCGCGTTCAAATTGACAACGCCGATAGGATGACCACGTCCATCGCCATCAACACCTGGTACCACATTGCCCTCACGAGAGCGTCGGGGGTGTGGCGAGCCTTTAAGGATGGTGTTCAGTTTGGCTCGAGTTACAGCAGCGCAACCAACCTCACCGGAAATGACGTTACCGTAGGCGCCTTCCGCGACGACAGAAACACTGTGGCCAACAATAAGATGCGCGGCTGGCTAGACGAGGTGCGCTATACAGTGGGAGTCGCACGATACACAGCCAACTTCACCGTTCCGGCCCAGCCATTTCTCAATTTCTGACTGCTCACGGGGCAGCGGTTCTTGGGGGGCACGTTGATGCTCGCCACACCGAATGGCAACGTGCTATCGGAATCGCCATGTGGCCATTTCTCACCGCCTCCAGTGGAGTTGCTGCCGTCCTACAGGCAGACAAGACGGCCTATCGTCGGGCAGAGGATGCTCTATACGACCCGGACATGGCGGGGCGGTACTTGGGCGACACACAGTCTCTTGTCATTCAGCGGCTGAGGCTTCTAACGGTTGCTCTGGAGGGCGCCAGCACTCGTGAGCGGCGGGTTCTGCAGCGCCGCATCGACAGGTGGGTGGGATTGGATGCGGCCATTGACGCTCAACACCGCGTCAGAGGGTACGTGTTCGGCAACGAGCCGTAGGGAGAGAGAGTATGGCTCTCGCGGTCGCGAACACCTTCTGGAACGGTCCGTCACTGGGGCCGATACACTCTGCATGCCTTCGCTCATTCCTGTCGAATGGGCACACCGTTCGGTTGTTCGCATACACAGCTCCGGCCGACGTGCCGCACGGTGTGGAAGTCTTGCCGGCGTCTGAGATCCTTCCTTGGTCTCGCGTCAGCTGGTACGTCGAAAATGGCCACATAGAACTCGCGTCTGATTTGTTTCGGTACCATCTGCTCGCGGCCTCCGCGGGCCTCTGGATCGATGCTGACTGCTTCAGCGTCAGACCGATCGAGGATGAGGACTACATCTTCGGCCAAGAGACGGTTTCTGGGCTCAACTCTGCCGTACTGAAGCTCCCCTGCGCTTCGCCGGTGCTTCGGGCGCTCTGCTCGATCGACCGAGACTTCATTCCTCCATGGGAATCTCGGCGCCGTAAGCGGAACGCACAGGTGAGACGGATGCTGGGGCGTCCCCGCGGTTTAGAGCGCTGGCCTTGGGGTACCGTTGGTCCAACCGCTCTGACCCACTATGCCAAGGAGCATGGCATCCTGGACCTCGCCGAGCGGAGCGATGTGTTCTATCCCGTCCACTGGGATCACTTGGACCGACTGCTAGATGTGGGGTTGCATCTCTCCGACTTGACCACGCCGCGTACGAAAGTGGTGCACCTCTACACTTCACTGATGCGAAGGCGCTACCATCTCGGAGAGCCGCAGCCGGGCTCGCCCTTGGGGCAAATACTCTCCCTGCCGCAGCCGATGGAGCTCGTCTCGGTTTAGCCGCTGAGAACGCGTCAGCTCGTTCGCTTTCGTCACGCCCTGTTTCCTTCAGCAGTCCGTCACGGCCTGCCCCATTCTAGCGACTCAAGCGGGTGAAAACCTGGCTGCCGCAGCAGGCAGCCGAGATCGCTCACGTCTTGTAGCGCAACCCTCCCCACCTGAAGACCGGAGACCTTCCCATGACACCGATCGCCGATTGGCGCCGGGTGCTTAAGCACGCCTGGAGCGTCCGCCTGATGATTGTCGCCGCGCTGCTGAGCGGCGCCGAGGCCGCGCTGCCGTTCCTCGACCTGCCGATCCCGCGCGGCCTGCTCGCCGTCCTCTCGATGACGGTGACCGCCGCCGCCTTCGTCGCGCGCTTCATTGTGCAGCGCTCGCTGGCCACCCCTTCGACCGAACCTGACTGGGAAGATGGAGAACCCAAATGAAGACCTCGACCAAGGGCGGCGTCGCCGGCGCCGTCGTCGCCGTGATCATGCTTGCCGCTGCGATCGTCCAGCCGTGGGAGGGTCGCGAGCTGAAGGCGTATCAGGACATCGTCGGCGTCTGGACCATCTGCGACGGCGAGACGCGCGGCGTACAGCCGGGCGATGTGGCGACGCCGGCCGAGTGCGATCGGAAGCTCTACGCCAGCCTGGCGGAATACAAGTCCGCGCTCGATCGCTGCCTGGTCTACCCGCTGCCGCCGAAGACGGCCGCCGCTCTGCTGAGCTGGACCTACAATGTCGGGGCCGGCGCGGCGTGCGGCTCGACGCTGGTGCGGCTGGCCAACACCGGCAACCTCAAGGCGGCGTGCGAGCAGCTGATGCGCTGGAACCGAGCCGGCGGGCGTGAGGTGCGCGGTCTCACCAACCGGCGCGCAGCCGAGCGCAAACTTTGCCTCGAGGGGCTCGGCTGATGCGTCTCCCGCTCTGGGCCTACGGCCTTGCGGCCGGGGCGCTGCTGGCCGCTGGCTGGGCCGTCTACTCCCACATCCGCGCCGAGGGCTACCGCGAGGGTTTCGCGGTGGCCGAGGCCGCCTGCGAGGCCGAACAGCGAAAGCAGGAACTCGCCAACCGCAACGCGATCGACGCTGCCAACAAGCAGCTGCTCGAGCGCGCCGAGGAACTCATGAAGAAGGAGCTGCAGCTCGATGACTACGTCAAAGCGAATGATCTGCTGGCCGCTCAAGAGCTTGGTGCTGGCGACAAGTGTCTCCCTGCTGGCAGCGTGCGCCGCCTCAACACCATCCGCTAGGGCGTCAATCCACCTGCCGCCGCTACCGGCAAAGCTGACGAGCTGCGAGCGCCCGGTACTGATGCCCGAGGTCGAGCTCAACCAGGCGCAGGTCGAGCAGTTGTGGGCGCGCGATCGCGCCGCGCTGGTGAAGTGCGGTTTCCGGCTCGGCGACCTGGTCGCGTTCTATGAGGATCTATCGCGGCGTCTGGACACCGCAAATTTGCGGAAGTAGCGGCCCGATGTCGCGCACTCGATCTTCAACTCCGCCAGCGTCACGGCGACCAAGCAGCGGGGGCAACGTGGCCGATCAGAATGCACTGCTGCTCAAGATGCTCGAGCAACTGAGAGACGACTATGCGCGCGACCAGGAGGCGGCCCGGGAGAGCCGTGCCAAACTGCACGAACGGGTGGACGCAATCGGCGAGCGCATCGGCAAGATGGAAACGACGACGGCTCTCGCCGGCCAGATCGATGCCCAGGTGCGCACCGAGTTGGATGGCCTCAATCGTCGAGTGCATGACGGGCTTGGCGCGCTGAATGGACGCCTCGACCCTGAGAAGGGCGACATCGGCTCGACCGTTGCCGCCTGGAACGACATGCTGAAGACCGGACGCCGAATATCTTGGCTGCTCGGCATCGCTGGCATCACCTCGGTCGGGACCGGGCTGGCGCTGATCGGTGGCGCATGGGATGCGATCAAGGCGTGGCTGAAGCTGGGTTAGCAGACGAAATGGATGGACCCCGGCGGAGGGGCACCGGGGTCCGAGGAAACGTCCCTAGGTGTTTGGTGTCGGTCAAACCCTTGGGGCTTTCATCAAACTGCCTTCGCGTCCGTTGGTTCCCTTGCACATTCGTTCGTTTTTGCTCACTGACCGGCGCTCAGTGTCGTGGTCCTGCTGCATCCGAAACCGACACACCAGCCGAGTCGAAAGCGAGCGTTTCGTTGCCGTCGCTCCACAGGTGAACGGTGGCGCGGCCGCCGGTTTCATTGTGATATTTTTCGGCAGCTTCGATCCTGGCGGCAACTGCCTCGGTCTGTGTGCTGTGGACACGAAATCCAGGGCCGCTTTGGGTATTGGCCCTGCAAATTCGCTGACATCTACTTGGAACGAAGTTGTCAGAACCGGGTTGTAAGAGCTGTGTAAGTAGTATTGACGCTGCATACTTAGCCCCGGCCCCTCCCTCGATGGGTCGGGGTTTTTTGACGTTCAGCCCGTTACCGTAGTGTCGGTGAGCGCCGGACCGGGCGACGTTTCAAAGGCCAGCCTCACCGAAAAGGCCAGCTCGTCCTGCAGCCGGACTCTAATGACAAGGTCCTTGGTGGACCCATCGTACGGCAGCAATTCGCGAGCCAGTTCCGTGAGCGCAAGGACTGCCTGGTGCCGAGCCCGGAGGTCGCTTGCGCACTCAACGCCCAGGTCATCTCTTGCCCAATGATCCCCGTCAAAAATATCAAAGAAGTACCGCATCATAGCCTCCCGCGTTAGCGCAAGACGTGGCAAGCCGGGCTTGGTTGCAGACTCTCGGCGTGAGTTGAACACGAACGCTTGCAGGCAGGGCGGGGACGTCGCTAAGCTTCGACCCGATGCTGAAGGCCGCGGCAGTGGTTGCGCAAGCCGGCCCAATGGAGGAGCATCATGCTTAGGGGGCGATACGGCGTTGGCTGGATGATCGTGGCGTGGCTTTTACTAGTCGCGCTTCTCGGAGCGGGCATCTACTTAGTCGCCAGCGGAGCTCACCTGTTCGGGGGTAGCGCCTAACCCCTGAGGACGCTGTCGAGCGCGGCGAGATAATCGATCACAGCGGGCATCTCGCGAATATCATCCATCTCAAGAACGAACGCCTGACGGGCCATCTCCATCTCTTTCCGGAGCGCGGCGAGCTGCATTTCTCCGGCCTCGAGAGCGTCTGCAGTTTGGTGGCGAGAGTTGTGCATAGCGCGCAATTGAAGTGACTTGCTCCGCCAACGCTTCAGGTCGGACAGGTACGGCGCAACCCTCTCCCTCGCCAGCTTTCGTTGCGTGATCAGCGGACTCATGACGCGCGAGGGTGACGAGTGTTCTTCGTACATGATGAGGCTCCCATTGCTGTTCGAACTTCCAAAAGGGTTAGCTGGTTCCCGCAGGAGCCAGCGAACGCGCGCGGAACCAAATCGCATGTCTCCTAATTAGAACTGGACTTGAGGTTGTCCCTCCCTGTCCTCAGGTATTGTGTGCCGCCGGACCCCGCTGCCCCCCAGCCGGGTCCGGCTCGCATTCTAGGGCTGCCTTCTGACCAGCCACACCCGTCCCTCGATCGAGTGCGGCTCATCCTCCTCCTCGAACCCGAACCAGCCGCGCCAGTAGTTGAATTGCACGCGTTGCAGGGCAGGATCGTCGGTCGGGAACGTCCACCTGGCGAAATCAGGCTCCAGGAACTCAACGGTGGGCATAGCAGGCTCTGGCAAGCCGGCGCCTGGCGTTTTAGCGGCCGACATGTCGAAGCCTCTTGAGCGTGCCGTGGCGAAGCATCCCCTCGCCGCGCAGATGCCTCACCGTTGCCGCCAGCCCCGGCCGCAACCATGTCCCGCGCCGTTTCAGCGGTAAAACAGGGACCTCGACCGTGTTCGCCTCGACGTAGGCCCAGAAATCCTCGCGGTCCGCCGCCTTCAGCGTAATGAAGGCATCCCCCACATAGTGCAGTCCATGCTCGTCTCGCCGTGCGAGGATCGCCACCGGTGCCCCCGTCGGCGACAGGTCGGCGCCGATCACCTCGAACTCGCCCACGGTGAACGTCTTCGTCTTCAGCCAGGTATCGGCGTCGCCGCTCTTGTAGCGGCTGCCGCGCTTCTTCGAGACGATCCCCTCGAGGCCCATGGCATCGATGGCGGTAAAGGCCTCGGGGCCGTCGGCGCCCAGCTCCTGGCTGAAGGCGAGAGATGGCGCCGGCGCGCTCTGCATGAGGCCACTCAGCATTGCGCGCCGGCTCTCCACCGGCCTGCTGCGGACATCCTCCCCGTTCAGATGCAGCAGGTCGAAGGCGACGAAGATCAGATCCTGGGGCCGCCAGCGGATGGCCGCTGGTAAGCCTGAGAAGTCGGCCGCGCCACGGGCGTCCGGCAGGTAGACCTCGCCGTCAAGGATCGCAGAGGTGCACCGAAGTTGCGCGGCGGCGGCGACGATCTGCGGATATTTGCTGGTCCAGTTCGCTCCGCTGCTGCTGAAGGCCTTCGCGCTGCCCGCCTCAAGATGCAGCTGGGTGCGGTAGCCGTCGAACTTCACCTCGTGCAGCCAGCCGTCACCGCTCGGCGCAGTGTCGACCAGGCGCGGCTTCATCGGTTGGATATAGCGGAGGGCAGGGCGTTCCAGGAGCATGCCGGCAATTTAATGCGGATGCAGAACGAATCCGAGTCGACTCGCGATCACTGATTCGTTGCTGCGGAACCGGACAGGGTCGAACGGGTTGAGTCGCCTTCGCAGTAGTCAGGCGCGTCCCATGCCGAAGTTCCCTCCCAAGCCGCCGGCACCTAGCGTGCGCACGACAATCGGCGAGGCGATCGGCCGGGCACGAGCCCTTTCGAAGGAAGAGCGGCCCATGTCGCAGCAAGAGGTGGTCCGGGACATGATCGCCAAGCTCGATCTCCCGACAGCCCTCAAAAAGCGGCTCCGCGAGCGCCACGGCTTGAAGGATAGGTAGGATGGAACGGCTGCTTCAGTTTCCAGCGCGCCCAGTCACCAAAGCCGAGAGCGTGCTTGCACAGGCTATCGCAGTCGTGCAGGCGGCCACGCCGCCGGACAGCGGCATCAGCCGAGAGGAGCTGCTCGACCTGTTGCTGGAGGTCCTCGACGGTCCGGAAGCGCTGGAGGTCTATAATCGGGTTATGCAGACCTACTGACGCTTGCCGGATCAACGGGTCACTCCATGTCGGGGATCGCGCCCCACCGGAAGATCACCTCGGGGTCGCCGAACACACCATTGGTGAGATCGGCCGAGCGCGACCAGGCGATCGCGCCGGCATACTGCCCGCTGCCGGCCCATATACGCGCTTCGCGGCCGGCGCGCTCTTCGCTCTGCATCTCGCGCGGCTCGAAGGCAGGGCGCAGTTCGCCCTCCTCGTCGCGCACGAAGGCCATGGCCACGATCAGCTTGGTTGGTTTGATCTGGGGTTCCATCCTGGGCTCCTTTCGATGCCTCGCAGGGCGAGATAGCACACCCATCAGAATCCGTCTGTTCTATTTTTGTTCACGGTGGTATGAGTCCTCACCTCTGATGGAGGTGACCATGAGTTCGATCGCAATCGAAGCCAAAATGTCCACGAGGGTACGCCTGCTCCGCGAGCGGCACCCGTACATGTCAGAACTGGATTTGGCCATGCTGCTCGGCGTTCCCACGAAGCAGGTTCGGTCTGCCCTCGGTGCCAAGGACAACGACAAGCCCAAGTCCAGGATCACGCCGCGAGGCCGTATAGGCGTCACGCCGGCGCACATGCGGCAGGGGGTGTGACGTGGCATTCGTTCGCCTTTCACCCGGAGAGTTCACCAGCGCGGGGCGTGCGGCTTGGCTCGAGCAGTTCGAGCGGATCGGGCGCGATCGGATCGAGGCACCCAATGCACCGGCCGTGCACGCGCGCAAGAAGACCTCAGAGCCCGCGATCGAGGCCGATCTCGAATGGGACGAGCCTCGGCCGGCATGAACGATGCCTACCGCCTACCGCAGAGAGCGCCCCTATCCGGGGAAGTATCGAAAGCTCGAGGATGCCGCGGCCGACCACCAGCTGATCGAGGTCTACTGCAGCGGTTGCCGGCGCCTGGTGCGCTATCTGGCGTCGGACCTGATCGAGTTCTTCGATGAGCGCCGAGACGTTATGGAGCCGCCATTCCCATGCTCACGCTGCGGAACCGATGCGCGCATGAGGGTCAACGTGATCAGTCCTGACGCCGGCGACTATGGCTCACTGATCGTTCGTCGGCCCGGGCCGGTGCTCTACACTCAGACGTGGCGCTGGACGAAGCTTGGCGATCCCTAAGGGACGGGCGTTCGGGTACGCTGCCCCGGTCGGCAAGTTGATCTCTTAACCGGGCAACGCATATTGTCCTCGCCGGAGGGCAAAATGGCGGTTGGTGGAGATGAACTCTTAACTGAACAGGACGTGGAAAGCGCCCTATCCAAAGCCTATGTGCAGGCCATCGCAGGCCATGCAGGCTATGTTTGCGGCACACCGCCCGAGCCCGATCGAGATAGTGTCGACATCCAGATATCGGCAGGCGGGCCCATGCGCCCTAAGCTGGACGTTCAACTCAAGTCTACAATGAATCTCCGTGGAAACGCTGAAGCCTTCTCCTATGCACTGAAACTGAAGAACTATGAGGATCTTCGGATCGAAACGCAAACTCCACGGATTCTGGTGATCCTTGATTTGCCCGATGATCGCTCCGTGTGGCTAACGACACATGTGGACCAACTGGTAATTCGGCGCTGCGCATATTGGCTCTCCCTGCAGGGAATGCCGGCTAGCTCTAACACTTCCAGCGTAACCCTGAACGTTCCCCGGTCGAACGTGTTCGACGTCGCCTCGATCGTGCGCCTGATGGAAATGTCGCGGACGGGAAGAATCCAATGAAAGCCCGCATTGTCGATGAAGGAGCGCTCCGTGCCATTTCGCCTCAGTCGCTTCACGCCTACGCGCGAGGAGAAGGGTGGGTGCCGGCCGAAAGGTTCGGGGCACATTCTCAGGTCTACATAGACGGGGGCGGTAACGAGATAATTGTGCCGGGCACTGCGGCGCTCGGCGATTACGAAGCCGTGGTCATAGAATTGATAAATCGCTTCGCGGTGGCTGAGGGCCGCGGGGAGCTGCAAGTATACCGCGATCTGGTTTCAGCCGACAGCGATGTGGTCCGGGTGCGGCTTCCCGATGCCGAGGACGACGGCTCCGTCTTTGTGGATACCGGCGTGCTGCTCTTCAATAATTCCAGAGACTTAATGATGTCCGCGGCCTGCGCCGCTTGGGCGCCGAAGAGATCTTATAGGGCAGGGAAGGTAAGGCAGGCCGACGACTATATGTCGCGCGTCAGGCTCGGCCAGACGGAGCAAGGCAGCTTCGTGGTCACGCTCCTGGCCCCCGTTCCCCCAGCAATCGAGGAACCGCTCCAGACTTCGCTTTTCTGGCCTGAGGTAGCCGAAGAACCATTTGAACGAAAGGTCACGCGCAGATTAGCCGACGGACTAGATGCCGCGGCCAACGCAGTCGAGAGCTACAACTTGGGAAGCGGCGCCGGGGTTTTCGACGCCGCCATACCGTTCGGCGTTAGTGCAAACCTTTGCGATGCAGCCGCTGCTCTTAGTGACAGGGGAGATGGTTTTGAGGTCTCTGTGACGTGGGCTCGCACTCGGCCCACGCCTGTTCGCCGGTGGACCCGTTCCTTCACAAGATCCGAGGGGCTGTTGTTTCGTGAGGTCTCGCGCATATTCCGCGAAAAGGAGCCTAGGCCGGATGAAACCATTCGAGGATTCGTTGTAAAGCTGGCTAGGCAAGGGGCCGCTGACGACGATGGGGACGTAATCATCCGAGCGCAGGTGGACGATAGCTTGGTCTCTGTTCGGTCTCGGCTTGAGCCTCAAGACTATCATGTAGCCATCGAGGCCCATGATCGACACCACCTTATTGAGATGACTGGGACACTCGAGCGCGTGAAGCAGCGTTGGAGGCTCTCCGGCCCTACCGACGTACGCCGGTTGGCGGAAGTCGATGATGATGGGATTCAAGATATCTTCGGTGACGACTAAGCCACGAACCGGAATGTGGGGTATTGCGTGTTGCGGGTCCCCGCAACCAAAGCTTGGATTGCAAAAGCCCCGCGAAAGCGGGGCTTTTGTTTTTGCCGGTGTGGGCGGGGTAATCCGGCCGGAATCACACGAGGGCAGCAACCGACGAGTCCAAGGTTGAAGGGGATCGTTCGTCAGCCGCTGCTCTCTGCAGACCAAACGCCTATGGCTAGGCAGGGTTCCCCAAACAGCACTAAGCCCCGCGCTGCCTTGGGGCGGGCGGGGCTTGCTGTGGGCGCGGGAGCTAACTGTTCTCCACCGTCGTCAGCTGGCTTACTTCACGAAGCCGGCCGTCTTGCAGGCGTCGAGCGTCAGCGTCGCCAGGTCGATCTTGGTGGTGCCCTGGGCGGTCTCGGCAGGGGTATCGGGCTCATCGCTCGACTCGGCGGTATCGCTGGCATCATCAGCCTTGGTCTCGTCGGTGCTGGTGCCGCCGTCTGCTTTGGCGGCTTCTGCCGCCAGATCATCGCACTGCGCCTGAACCTTGGGCAGGTCCTCAGCAGAAATCTCGACACCGTTGATACTGGTTTGCGCCAAGGCGCCCGATGCCAGCATGGCCAGCGAAAGGGCGGCGGCGGAAACGAGGCTGCGGATCATCATGATTTTTCTCCACTATTGTTATCGTTGAGGCGTGCCGGGCCTGGCGACGAAACGTGGAGCAGCGGAAATGGTTTCCCCGCGATCCGAACCGGTGGTCGCGGGGAAACGAGAGTTCAACGTCAGCCCGCGGCTTTCGCCGCGGCCTCCAGCCAAAGCGCGATGGCGACGGCGCCGGGGTCGGGGTGGCCGAGGGCGCGCTCGCCGATATAGCTGGAGCGGCCGCGGCGGGGTTGCATCGTGGCGGTGCGTTCGGCCCCGGAGCGGGCGGCCGCGGCAGCCGAGCTCAGTTGTTCGGCAATGGTGCCAGCGACCATCGCTGCGGCGGCAGGGAGCAGGGCGTCGAGCATGGTGCGGTCGCCGGCGTCGGCGCCGCCCAGCCGCTTGATGGCGTCGGCACCGGCACTGAAGGCGTGGGCGAGGGTGGCGCTGTCAGCTCCACCGTCAGCGACCGATTGCGCGGCGGCGACGGCGAAGGCGGCATAGAGCGGGCCCG